ATTCTCCTCAACCACCGGTGCAATCACCGAAATCAAAAGCAACAACGTCTTCCTCCTCGCGGGCTCCTCGTACTCTGACGATGTTGTCACTCTGGCCGGTACATGCCGAATCCGCTTCTCAGACAATTAGGCATACGGCCATTATTCTTGTATACTAACTTCCTTATAAATAATAAAAAAAACAACCCTTAAGGGTTAAATGAGCCAATCTCACTCCGTTGCGTGTGTCTCATTTGGTGCGGTATAGGGAAATACATAGGCATACGGAACATGAGCATATATTGGAACACCCCGTATAATACAGGCAACCAAGTGGCACTGGTACACCAAATGTCCAAAACCCCTTTTTAACATACGGCTGGTCAACAGCCAAACCAAATGGGGGGCGTAGTAATATTAAGACGCCCCCCATACTTTGGTCATGAGCCCGGTAAAACCCCTCCTGACCAACACTTAACACATCATGAAAAATGAGATCTGTTTATTTTGTACTCAATAATTAACATGTTATCAGGCCTGAACATCCAAGGTTTCATCTACTATATTGAAAGCAGTCATTACACGTTTGAGCATCATAAAAAGAGGTTCCGTCAGTTGAACAACTTCCACACGCGCTGCAAATCCAGCTAAAATCGGACCCAGCGTCGAATCCGCTCCACGATCCGTCTCGTGCACTCGGTGATACGCTTCGTGAGGCATCAGATTCGATCCGATAATTACAGGCATATTCTTCGTTCGTAAAATCTGCGATCCCTTCACCTTCATATTCATTACGGACATCTCCAGGAACTTGTTCATAAATGTCACAGTGTGCTGTCCCTTGAACTCGTCGAAGAACACCAGCTTGTGAACGGACTCGTCGAATTGATCGAAGAACGACTCTCCCATCGGAGCATCGAACACGGACACGAACTTCGATAAGATCTGAACCAAGGTAGTCTTGCCATGGTTGGGAGGCGAGACAAGATACAATTGCTTCTGCTTGAACTTTCGCGTTTGATCTATATTCTTCATCAACCAATCCACGACAGCAAGAGTTGAGTCGTGAGCCCCGGCAACACTGAGCTCGTCGCGAATCGTCATCAGCTTCGTTACGTCCCACTTCACGGTAGTCTTCGCGGCTTTCTCCAAAGCGTACTCGGCGACCATCGTGTCGACCTTGCGTTTATTCATTAGATAGAATCCCTTATATTGATCACGAATCTCTTTAGAAGTCGCACCTCCTTCAATCGCAGTAGCCACTGTATCCAACTTCCCAATAGATTTATGCGCGAGTCCGCTCGGTACAGTACCAAAATCGATAAACTCGCCTTTCTTCGAAACGTACTCGTAGCTCTTTATCTGAGACTTAGCCACTTGATAGTTGCCATGAAAGCGCTTGGTAGTATGCCCAGATGATGATTGAATTCTCTCTACCAAATCAGCAAAAGTAGGAGAAAAAAACGCCTTCGCTTCGCGCGTCGTAAGAAACACGTGTCTATGAAGAGACCCGTCGGCGTGCTTCTCGCTAGCAATCCGCACGAACGCAATATCGTCTATGCCGAATATTCGTTGCATATGAGTCAATATATCAGTAAGCGGAACATCGCACTGAGGATAAGTCAAGAAGAACGCCTTGCCGCGACAACGGAACGGAGCCGGCTTAGCGCGTCGCTTAGCCTCACGATGGGCAAATTCCTGAGCGGCGTGTTCTTGATTGGGACACCGATTGAGGATAGATATAGAAGTTTCAAGAGAACTATCTTCATCCTGTGACTCATCATCCGAATAGCCGCTTCCACGAACGGCCGCTCTCTTCCGCGGAGGCAAACCACCGCGCGTCGAATAACTCTCTCCCATCTCCTCGCGCGCTGCTCGCTCTTCGTCATCATATGGAGAACCGTACGCATCACAAAGCTCTGAAATATCTCCGCAATCCAAGTCTTCCGAAGCCATAGCGCCGCAAAATACTTCCCGCACGAACGTCGAACGTCGCACACGAATATTTTTTTTTGAGGCGTACCACACACCGCTTTTCACCGAACGCGTTGTTCAGTTTGGCTTAACAGTTTGGTACAGAACAAGCTGCTGCTAATATATTAAATGTGATCATAACTGAACCCTAACTAACACATAATATAACCCTAACTTAAACCCTAATAGGCAAGTCGGGGATTATTGTCCTGTAGAGGCTAGTATGCACCAACCCTAATTGGCTTATTCTAAGCCAACCCTATACGGATATACAGCAGCGCTAGCGCTCGCCGTACGCACAATTATTCATCACGCTGGATCGCGCTCGTGCCAACAAGTGGCTCGCGGATCAAGTTGAATACGTTCGAAACTATCCTAAAACCTACTCTTTTCCTCCAGGTCGTCACCTACGAGGAGAAGTAGAACCGTGGTTAACTGATTACGCATTTTCTCAATACGACAAAGCCGTCGACGCTCATAACCAAATGAAACGACAATCTGTTAAGTCTTCTCAATGGGCCAAGGCTGCTCGTGCTTCTCGGCTGGCGCGACCGCAGAGGCAGTTTACTCCTTCCCGCGTACCGCGAGGATTCAAGCAAGGTGTGGAGCGTGTGAGTGGATTCTACGGCCGCTTCAACCAAGGTCAAGGCGGCGGCGAAGACAAGTTCTTCGACACATCGCTCAACATTCCATTCGACCTAACGGGCGAAGTACCAGCCACCGGAGGCCAGTTAAATCTCATTCCTCAAGGCGTGACAGAGTCAACGCGAGTCGGTCGCAAAGCAACCATTAAATCCATACAAATTCGCGGAGTCGCTCAGTTTGTACCGGCTGGAGCAGCCGCGGTGGCTTCTGACGTGGTTTACCTCTATGTGGTGCTTGATAAACAAGCAAACGGAGCAGCCGCTGCAGTAACCGATGTCCTAACATCGGCTACAATCCCAGTCGGCATGATCAACATGGCAAATAGTGAACGTTTTACTATCCTAAAACGCTTCGTTATGAAGCTAGGCTCCAACGCTGGCGCTACCACAGCCTTTGGCAATGACAGCAAGTCTGTCGAGTGGTATCACAAGTGCAACATCCCTCTCGAATTCTCCTCAACCACTGGTGCAATCACCGAAATCAAAAGCAACAACGTCTTCCTCCTCGCGGGCTCCTCGTACTCTGACGATGTTGTCACTCTGGCCGGTACATGCCGAATCCGCTTCTCGGATAATTAGGCATACGGCCCAAATTCTTGTATACTAACTTCCTTATAATCAATTAAATAAAGCAACCCTTAAGGGTTAAATGAGCCAATCTCACTCCGTTGCGTGTGTCTCATTTGGTGCGGTATAGGGATATATATAAGCATACGGAACATGAGTATATATTGGCACACCCCGTATAAATACAGGCAACCAAATAGCTTGATACACCAAATGTCCAAGCCCCTCTCTTTTCTTGGCTGATGGACAGCCACACTTCAAAAGGGGGGCGTAAGTAATACTAAGGGTTTACGCCCCCTACTTTTGGTTTTCTCCGGACCACTAAAACTCAAGAACACCAACTCATGAAAAATGAGATCTGTTTATTTTGTACTCAATAATTAACATGTTATCAGGCCTGAATATCCAAGGTTTCATCTACTATATTGAAAGCACTCATTACACGTTTGAGCATCATAAAAAGCGATTCCGTCAGTTGAACAACTTCCACACGCGCTGCAAATCCAGCTAAAATCGGACCCAGCGTCGAATCCACTCCACGATCCGTCTCGTGCACTCGGTGATACGCTTCGTGAGGCATCAGATTCGATCCGATAATTACAGGGATATTCTTCGTTCGTAAAATCTGCGAGCCCTTCACCTTCATATTCATTACGGACATCTCCAGAAACTTGTTCATAAACGTCACAGTGTGCTGTCCCTTGAACTCGTCGAAGAACACCAGCTTGTGAACGGACTCGTCGAATTGATCGAAGAACGACTCTCCCATCGGAGCATCGTACACGGATACGAACTTCGATAAGATCTGAACCAAGGTAGTCTTTCCATGGTTGGGAGGTGAGACAAGATACAATTGCTTCTGCTTGAACTTTCGCGTTTGATCGATATTCTTCATTAACCAATCCACGACAGCAAGAGTTGAGTCGTGAGCCCCGGCAACACTGAGCTCGTCGCGAATTGTCATCAACTTCGTTGCGTCCCACTTCACGAGTCCTTTCGTACTTTTCTCCCGACTCACAACAGCGACCATGTAATCCACCTTTCGTTGGTTCATTAGATAGAATCCTTTGTATTGATCACGAATTTCGTGAACAGTCGCACCTCCTTCAATGGCTTCGGCTATCGCCTCCAGCTTCCCGCTACTTTTCTTCTCAAGTCCCTTCGGAACAGTACCGAAGTCGATATAATCTCCTCCCTTCGACACATACTTGAAAGTATCGGCTTGGACACGAGGAATACGATAATCGCCATGATAACGCTTGGTAGTATGACCAGATGAATTCTGGATTCTCTCAATAAGATCAGCATACCCAGAATTAAAAAACCCCTTCGCTACACGAGTCGTAAGGAACACGTGTCGATGTAACGACCCGTCGGCGTGCTTCTCGCTCGCGATCCGCACGAATGCAATGTCGTCTATGCCAAATATTCGTTGCATGTGAGTCAACACATCAGTAAGCGGAAGATCGCACTGAGGATACGTCAAGAAGAACGCCTTGCCGCGACAACGGAACGGAGCCGGTTTAGCGCTTCGCTTAGCCTCACGGTGGGCAAATTCCTGAGCGGCGTGTTCTTGATTGGGACACCGATTGAGGATAGATATAGAAGTTTCAAGAGAACTATCTTCATCCTGTGACTCATCATCCGAATAGCCGCTTCCACGAACGG